AAGTTCTAATATTACAGGAAGCAGTATTACTCGAGCAGGTGGTGGCGGCGGTGGAAATGGTTCTAATGGTCACGGTGTTGGTTCTGGTGGTTCTGGCGGTGGCGGTGGCGGTGCTAAACCAAATTCATCACCCGGAAACGGAAGTACTAGTACTGGTTCTGGCGGTGGCGGTGGCGGTGATGGAGCAGGCGGTACAGGTGGTTCTGGAGTAGTAATACTTAAAATTCCAACCGCAAATTATTCTGGAAGTTCGGCAGGTTCGCCAACGGTTTCAACAAGCGGAAGTAATACAATATTAATATTTACAGGCTCGGGATCTTATACAGCATAAACTATGGCACATTTTGCAAAAATAAATTTGGATAATATAGTTGAACAAGTTATCGTAATAAATAACTCTGTTTTACTTGACGAAAACGAAAAAGAAAATGAATCTAAAGGAGTAGACTTTTTAAATTCTGTTTTTGGTTTTGCTCAATGGGTGCAAACTTCTTATAATGGAAATTTTAGGAAACAATATGCAGGAGTAGGATATACTTACAATTCAGAAAAAGATAAATTTATAACTCCACAACCTTTTGAGTCTTGGGGACTAGATAGTAAAGATGACTGGCAACCGCCAACACCAAAACCAACTGATGGAGATTTTTATTCTTGGAATGAAGAAAATCAAATTTGGGATTTAATAGAATAAAATGGAAGAGTTAAAGATTGCAAGTTTTAATTTTTTTGCTTTAGCTTTAAACTTAAGTAAAGCAAATCCTACCTTACAAACAATTAGTTTAGTTTTAGCAATAGCATACACGGGTATATCAATTTATAATAAGCTGAAAAAATGAATCTACCAAAGAATGGAGTGGCAAGAGATCTGAGGCATTATAGCGGCGCCCTGCTTATCTTTCTTTTCATTGTGGGGCTAGTAGTCGTTTTTATACAATACCCCGTCTTAGACTCTAATAAAGAAGTGGTAATGATGTTAGTAGGTACGCTCTCGGCTTCTCTAGCGATGGTAATAAGTACTATAACGGGCTCAAAACCGGACGACATTAACGCTCTTAAAAGCAAACTAGATAGTAGAGAGCAAACTATCGAATCTTTAACTAAGAGCAAAGACGAATACGAGCAATTAATAATAAATCTTCAAAAAGAAATGCTTAAAAATCAGGACGAAATGTTTGATAGAATTATGCTAAAAGAAACCCTAGACTATGATAGTAAAAAAAACAATAAATAAAATTAAAAAATTTAGTTTTAAAACAATAAATAAAATAGCGGATTGGACTTTAAATAACTTTAAAAGTAATAACATTTATAATAAAGGAAAAGTTATTTTTATTTATACTATCTTACTATTGATTTTAATTAAAATTATAACTTTATAAATGTCTTATTTTGAATTACAAGAGTTTGAAGATCCAACGCTCCCGGGTAGCGGTGTTAATATGGATGTTAATTTTTTGCGAATGCTCAACGATGCACGTAAAATTTCAGGGATTCCGTATAAAATTACGTCAGGATACCGGAGCATCGAACACAATAAAACCGTGGGAGGCGTTATTAATTCCAGCCATCTTACCGGAAAAGCCGCAGATATTGCCGTGGGAGGAGGCTCTCAAAGATACGTTATTATTAATTCCCTTATCAAAGCGGGGTTTAAAAGACTGGGCGTGGCGAAAACCTTTATACACTGCGACACGGACGAAAGCAAACCGAACTCCGTATGGACTTACTAACACGGTAGGTAATACATTATGCCTGAAAAGAAAAAAATAAAAGACACGGTAGTGGGTAAGTTTTTACTCTCTAAAATTCCTAACGTTGTTTCAGCTATTGCTGATAATACGGCGGTTGGAAGCGTCTTAAAAGCTATTATAGGAGGCTCCGATATGAACGAAGGAGATAAACAAATAGCGTTAAAAAAACTTGATATAGAGCGAGCCGAAATAGACGGAACTACAAGACGCTGGGTGGCGGACGCTAGGAGCGGCTCTTGGTTATCTTCAAACGTTAGACCTTTAACTTTAGTATTCTTAACCGTAAGTTATGTAATAGGATGGTATTTAGGCTATCCTTTAGATTCTATAACCGGGCTTCTGAGTATCGTGATTGGAGGATATTTCGGAAGCCGTGGAGTCGAAAAAGTATTTGGCAATAATAAACATCAATAAGAAATAGAATAGTAGTTATAAACAATTCTATATAAATACTTGATTCTTAAAAAAAAACTAAATACCTTTGGTGGGTAGTGGGAAAATTACGTTATATATATTTTAAAGTTTTTTTAAAAAAACAAATTATTAATTATTAAATTAAATAAATGTCAGACGATTTTACTATAAGAAGATTAGCCGAAAAAATAGCTATTGATTTTAATAAGTCTATACAAGAAAGAACCGACCAACTTTTAGAACTTGACGCAATCCAGTACCAGAATCTGGGAATTGACTCCAAACTCGTAGAGAAAAAAAAAGTTAAGTCCGATAGTAAATACATTTATAAACAAATAAAAGGAATAGACGAAAAGTTAGGAACGGATTTAATTAGTCATATGGATGCCTAAAATTAAAAAACCATCTAGGAGTAAACTAATAAAAAAACTTGATGCGGTATTTAGTCAATATATAAGATTAAGCAATGCGGACAACGATAAAAATTGTGTTTGTATTACTTGCTCTAAAGTATTCTTTTGGAAAGAAATCCAAGCGGGGCACTTTATGAGTAGAAAACATTACAGCACGAGATGGTCAGAAGAGAATGTAAAGCCTCAATGCTGCGGCTGCAATGTCTTTAAATATGGAGAGCAGTATAAATATTCTATTTTTTTAGGAAAAAGACTAGCAGAAGAGTTATATTTGAAAAGTAAAGAAATAGTAAAATATTCAAACGTCGATATTATAGAAATGATTGAGACGTATAGTAAGAAACTAAAAAAACTATTATAATATTCTTTGTGTTTAATTTGTTCTTTGTTTGAAAAGGGGTAGCAGAAATGTTGCTCCTTTTTTTTGTTAATTATTTTTTCGTATCTTTATACTATGGAAAATCAAACAAAGGCAGAACTCTACGGTAAGATCTTAGAACTGCAATACGAAAACAAACAATTATTAAACCAATTAAAAATACAAAGCAATGGCAACTAAAGAAAAAATTACCTTATCTATAAACGAAAAGCTATTTAACTTACAACAAGAAATCGGAACGATAAGTAAAGACGCTAAAAACCCGTTTTATAAATCAAAGTATTTCGATATTAATTCTTTAATTAAGCAATTACAACCGCTTTTTAAAAAACATAAACTTTTATTATTACAACCAATAGAGGAGGATATGGTTTATTCGAAATTAATATGTATTGATTCCGCACAAGGAGTTATATCCGCTTTAAAATTACCGGAAATAAACGACCCACAAAAATTAGGATCGGCGATAACTTATTACCGCAGATATACTTTAGCAAGTCTTTTAGGACTTCAAGCGGTAGACGACGACGCAAATATAGCGAGCGGACTTACTAACGTTAATAAAGCTCCGGTATCTAATGGAGCAATTAAAGACGAAGATAAACCTTGGTTAAATAAAGATACTCCGGAATACAATAAGGCAATAGCTCATATAAAAGGAGGTGGTAAAATGGAAGCTATAGAAGCTAAATTTAAAATGAGTAAAGCGATAAGAAGTGAGTTATCTGGGCTGTAGAGTAAAAACTGGGTATTATAAAATCAAATACAATAATCAAATAATAAAATCTAAATTTATGGAAATTACAGGAACGTTAAAATTAATTGGAGAAACGATAACGGGAACTTCAAAAAAAAATGGTAACGAATGGAGTAAACAACAGATAGTTGTTACAACAAACGATACTTATCCTCAAGATATTGCAATCGACTTTATGGGAGATAAAATCTCTCAACTTACTCAATATAAAGTAGGGAGTCCGGTAGTTGTATCTATTAATATAAAGGGTAACGAGTATAACGGAAAATACTATAATAGTATTAACGGATGGAAAATAGCCGCTACCGTTGGTCAAGTAGGCAACGAAGACCAAAACCCGGCAAGAGAAGAAATATCGGCGGACGCACCTTTTTAATTTAATTAGGGGGTTAATAGCCCCCTTTATTTTTATATATGCTAAAGACATTAAAAGAAGGAGATCCCTTTCCTATGGATTTTTGGAATTATAGAGTAAATCATATTACCGGGTTTAATATACCAAAGCCGGAGACTCAAAACAGAAAAACGGAATTGAAATACAATAAAACACCACAAAGTTTATGATAGCACAAGCAAACAAATTACAAGATAAAATACTAGATATTAAATACGGTAGAATTAAAGAAGGCTTAAAAATAGGAATTCCAGAGATTGACGAATTTTTTAGATTTAAATATGGATCGTTTAGTTTAATAATCGGGCACGCAAATGTTGGCAAAACCACTTGTATAATTTATTTGTTTGTTCTTTGGGCGGTTAAGCATAATCTTAAATTTTTAATATGGTCAAGCGAGAACACGCCTCAAAGTATTTTAAGAAAAATAATAGAGTTTAAAATGGGCTTACCAATCCAAAAAGCAAACGACGACCAAATTAAAGTAGCAGTAGAATGGGCAAACAATCATTTTAAAATTATAGACGTAGACGAATTATATACATATAAGAACCTTTTAAAAGAAGCTAACCAAATTAAAGACGCTTGGAACTACGACGCTTTGTTAATTGATCCATATAATAGTCTTAGTAAAGATCCGGTTTTACAAAAGTTAACCGGTAACTCTCACGATTACGATTATCAAGTAGCGAGCGAGTTCAGATTATTTGCCAAAAAAGAAACACAACTTTGTTTTTAAATTGTCACGGGGTAACAAACGCATTAAGACAAGTCCATCAAGCGGGGCACGAGTACCAAGGCTTGCCAAAACCTTTATCTATTGGAGACGTTGAAGGTGGCGGTAAATGGGGTAACCGTTCCGACGACACTATTTGTATTCATAGATACGTTTCTCATTCGAGCGATTGGATGTATAGTAACATTTCCGTTTTAAAAATAAAGGAGAACGAAACCGGCGGCAGACCTACACCGCACGATATGCCTATAAAAATAAAAATGAAAATTAATAATGTAGGCTTCGAATATATGGGTAAAGATTTATTAATAAATAGAAAAAAAGAAACTTTAGCATTTTGATACTATTTTTTATTTTATTGGGGTTTGCTTTTTTGTTTATAATTATAGCTCAAGTAAAAAACGCTGAAGTAGTAATTAGCCCTATAGTCGGGTTTATGTTAGGAGTATTATATCACAAAGAACGGTACGACGTAGAAGATGAATTTACCTTACAATGTTTGTTAGGTGTAATAAGTATTAATGTGATATGGGTAAGAGCGCACAATGGCTAGAAATAGTGGCTAAAGAGCACGAGAGTTGGATTAAAATAGTTAATAGTTTAGGAGGTTCTAGCTACGCCGAAGATATCGTGCAAGAGACTTACCTAATACTTTATAAATATACCGATGAAAAAAGTATTATTAAAGACGGTAAAGTTAACCGGGGATATATGTTTTTTACTTTGCGTAGTGTTCAGTTTCAATTTTACAATGCTAAGAAAAAAGTTAAGATACAAAGTATTGACGATAAAAGATTTTTTTATCAAATACCGGACAGTAACGAAATGGATGAGGAAATAGGATACGATAAGTTTATTAATTTACTAGACGATAAAGTAGACTCGTTTAATTGGTATGAAAAGAAACTATTTAAATTATATTCTCAAACCGATTTAAGTATACGTAAGATAGCCGCCGAGACAAATATAAGCTGGGTAAGTATCTTCAATACTTTAAAGAATGTTAAAAACGAAATAAAATTAGATCTAAAAGAAGACTGGGAAGATTATAAAAATCAAGATTACGAACTATTAAAATAAATAATTATGGAAGATTTCAAAGGCGATAAGAGAAGTAAAGCTTATCGAGAATATAAAAAGAATTACGAAAATGCCTCTAAAGGTTTAGGAGACAAAGTCGAAGAAGTTTTAGACAAAACGGGAATTGCTAAAGTCGCAAAGTTTATACTAGGAGAAGACTGCGGATGTGACAAAAGAAAAGATACTTTAAACAAGATGTTTCCAAGTAAGAAAATAAACTGTTTAACCGAAAAAGAACACTCTTACTTAGATAATTACTTTAAAAATCCTCCTCCTAAAATAACTCCTCCGATACAATTAGAACTACTTGTTATATATAATAGAGTATTTAATGATCGAGCGGGTACAACCGGCTGCAGTTCTTGTTTTATAAATGGGGTACACGCTAAACTTAAACAAGTGTTTGAAGAGTACGCATAATGAAAGAGAAAGATTTATTCGAATATCTTAAATCGTTTTACTATCCCGATCTAGTCCGTGCTAAAAAACAAATGTCCAAATGGGACTGCTATAGTCCGGCTACGTTTGTAAGAATAGAGTTAAAATGTAGGAGTAAACATTACGATACTTTATTAATTGAAAAAAAGAAGTACGACGCAATGATAGAAAAGTGTAACGACAATCTAGACATTCCTTTATATATTAATTATACTCCGGAAGGTGTATTTAAATTTAATTTATATCTTGTAGATCCAAAGTGGGAAACTCAATACCATAATAAAACTACCGAGTTTAGTAATACAAAGAAAATACCTAAAGAAGTTGCAATGCTCGACGTTAAAGATGCCGAGATATTATAGAACAAATTAAAACAAAGAAATGAATAATAAAATAAACAATTTAAAAGAATTAGAATATATAACAAACTATAATTTAGTTGGAGAGCATATTATTAAAAATAAAAAACTAAAGCCCAAAAACATAGCTTTAAATGATATGTATTTTTGTTGGCAAGAAATCGGATTTTATGTTAATAACCTTATAATGAACGAAAGACTATACGACCAATCAATGGAGGAGTATAGATCGGATAAACTTAGAGCGGTAATAAGAGCAAGATCGGCGGAGGGTAAATTAAAAGATTTAGAGAAAGAGATAGAAAAATTAAAAATTCGTATCAATGCTAATATTTAAAATTTTATTCGGTTACTTAGTATTATTATTTAAGATATTATTTGTATGTTTTATTATGAGAATGATATATTTTGAAATAGTAAAGTATATAAAATATAACGTTATAAGAAATAAAAAAAACAATGAGTAACTTATTAAATAAATGGACAACAAATAATACGGAAAATAAAAAGATAATTTATAAAGAAATGAAAGAAAGTACATTAGTTAAAATGCAATACGATTTAAAATTAGTTCAACAAGCCCTAGTAGTTGCGTTAAATAAAATAGAAGTATTAGAAAAGAAACAAGAAAAAAGTTAATAAAATGTTTGTATGTTTAAATTATTTGTTTATATTTGAGTATAATTAAAAACAAAAATAAACAAAATGGAAAATACATACACATTAAAAGTTACAAAAAAAGAATTAGAATTACTTAAAAATATTATTACTAATAACAAAGTATCTTT